TCTTCTAATAACTTAATTTTATCTTCATTATTCATTTTACTAATACACTATAATAATACATATTTAAATAATTTTTATAAAAATAATAGTTTATAAAAATGGGCGTTTGAAATGAGAAAAGGTGTAAAAATATAAGTAGTCTTTATATTGTATTTTCGTTACTTGTTATTACACCTTTGGACATTTAAAACGCCGATTTTCTAAACCTTGTAATTCTTTAATTTTCGCTTTCTTGTTTTATTTTTCACATATACTGCATCTCTATTATATGCTCCCTTGAATATATTTTCATACTTTTCTTTTGGTATTCCTCGTATTACACTTGTTATATTTGCTTTTAATTTTTCGTGTGTTAATCCTTCTCCTTCCTCACTTACCTTATACAATCGCGATTTCAACATACTAAAATAATTTTCAATACTATTTGTGAAATGTTGGTAAGGAACCGCATATAATATTTTATTGTCTTTATTTACCAAATCTTTTATTCTTTCGTTTCTATGACTACTCGCATTATCCAAAATAATAAGTTTATTTTTGTATTTATTTGTTATATGTGTTTCTAAAAACTCATATAATCTATCTGTATTTATTCCACTTTTTTCATATAATTCCCAACCTAAAACACCTTTGGTAGATACTGCAAATATTCCAGTATATTTCTTGAATACTTCTTGGGATTGTGTTTTTATTACACAACGCTTCCCAATTTCATTATAACAATGGTTTCGTTTTTGTAATGACTTCACACTTGTTTCATCTATGCAAATAATATCCTCTAATTTGTATTTCTTCACTTCCTCATAAAACTCTTTTATTTTTTGGTTAATATTAATATCTTTCCCAAATCGTTTTGTTGGTTCATGTCGCACACGAGTAATTTTAAGTGTAATATTATTGTCTTTGATCACTCTACCCAAATGCCTTCGTGAAATATCAAACCAAGGGTATTTTTCTTTTACTTTTACAAGTAAATCTTCCATAGTAATTGTTTTATTTTTCTTTATTTCTTCCAGTATGTATTTCACTTCATTTTCATCAATCTTATAAGCTATTGGCGTTCTGTTGTGTCGTTTAATTTCTCCGTCTTTTTTGTATTTGTCTACCCAACGCATTAAACTTCGTGCAGAACATTTGAATATTTTACAAACTTCTTCTTGTGATTTATCTTCGGTTAAATAATAATCAACGCAGATAATTTATAATCTTCACTCTTATGATTAGGCATATATAATAGTAAATTATAAAATTGAAAATAATTAAATATAAATATATTTATACAAAATAACAAATGAGTAAAATACGAACAAAGTGTGAACACGAAAAACGAAAAGATAGTTGTATTATTTGTAATGATTGTGGACACGGAAAATTAAAATACAATTGTAAAGAATGTGGAGGAAGTCGGTTATGTAAACATGAAAAATTAAAATATAACTGCAATGATTGTGGAGGTTCTGGATTATGTAAACATGGTAAACGAATATCAAGATGTGAAAAATGTGGTGGTTCTGCTTTTTGTGAACACGAAAAACGAAAAGATAGTTGTATTATTTGTAATGATTGTGGACACGGAAAATTAAAATATTATTGTAGAGAATGCGATGGTTCTGCTTTTTGTGAACACGGAAAAAATAAAAGTATATGTAAAGAATGTGATGGTTCTGCTTTTTGTGAACACGGAAAAAATAAAAGATATTGTAAAGAATGTGACGGTTCTGCTTTTTGTGAACATGGAAAACAAAAAAGATATTGTAAAGAATGTGATGGTTCTGCTTTTTGTGAACATGGAAAACAAAAATCACGATGTAAAGAATGTCATGGGTCGCAAATATGTAAACATGATAAACGAAAAGAACGATGTAAAGAATGTGATGGATATGAGTTGTGTAAAAATGAATGGTGTGAAACAAACGGAAATATCAAATATGAAGGTTATTGTATGCCGTGTTTTGTAAATAATCCAGAAAATCAAGATAAACCGGCAATGCGTAATTACAAAACCAAAGAAAAAGATGTGGTTGACCGGATCACACAAACATTTACCAATTTCACTTGGGTTGCCGATAAAAAAGTCCAAGATGGTTGTTCTCGTCGTCGTCCAGATTTATTATTAGATATGGGTTTTCATATTATAATTGTTGAGGTTGATGAAAATAAACATACTGATTACGATTGTAGCTGTGAAAATAAACGACTAATGGAATTATCACAAGATTTACAACATAGACCAATAGTGTTTATTCGGTTTAATCCAGATGATTATACTAATCAAGACGGCATATTAGTAAAATCTTGTTGGAAATTAAATAAGTTAGGGGTTATGCAAATTACAAAAACCAAACAAAAAGAATGGGAAGAACGAATTGAAACTTTGAAACAGCAAATCCAATATTGGATAGACAACACAACCGAAAAAACAATAGAAATTATTGAATTATTTTATTAAGCGATTGAGTGCTTTGCTTCCATATGCAATTTAAATAATCCTTTTGTAAAATGTCCAAAATCACATGCTTCACAATAATATTTAAACTCTTTTTTTCTTTCTTCTTTATTTGAGTGATGGTTTAAATAATGAAGTTTCATATTTGTTGTGCGTGTTGTAGTATACTCACAAGATTTACATTTTGGTTCCAATACCTTATCACTTCTTGTTTTTCTTTTCCCATTATTTTTATGTTTTTCACATTCCAAATGTTGTTTCCAGTGTGCTTGGTATAAGCACTTATAATTACATGCTTCACAATGGTATTTCATTTCAGTTTCATTAAAAGTTTCCATTTTCACTATAATTACTATTATATTTTATATTTAAATCTTTTGCGTTAAAATAACTTAAAAACAAATAATATAATAGTATATAAAATGAAAGTTAAGAAAAAGAAAAAAGAGGATTTCAAAGAGTTTAGGAATAATGAAAAATCTGCCTATAAAACTTTCAAAATTCCGCTAAAAACGATTTTGTTAAATCGTGATACGACGCAACCAGTTATAGATCATTTGGTTTTTGAAATGAATGATTTGGTTATTCATACTTACCAATTTATTCGTTTGTATGTTTTGCACCAATACACAAATCATAATCCGTTGCCTGAATTAGATGATACATTTATTTTGTATTGTATCAAAACATTAGGAACACGAGATAATAGAGGAAAGAAAGGAAAAGATACTGAACTTTTAGAAACATTAGAACAATTCTACAAAACTGAATATCAACCTTTATTGAACCATGTAAAAACCAATTTGAAAAACACTACCTTTTTACTACCTTATTTAGCTACACAAATACACACCTCTTTATCCAATAATACACAAGAGCATTTTATCCAACACTTTTTACGATTTATAAACAAAACCACAAATGAAATAACCGAAGATAAAGCAACCTTGTTTCAATTCAAAAAGAACCTTATGGAATTGAGTGAAACTGATATTATATTTACAGAGTGGAAAAACACACACTTACATAATATCATTCCACAAAATATCAAAAAGTCAATACATTACGATGTAAAAGTAAGACCCTTTGACTATTTGAAAGGAATGTTGTATATGAATTCAGTATTGGAGAAAATGGAAAGTAAATTATTTCAACCATTACCATTACGAAACAATATTATTCCAAAACACATTATTATTGATACAGCAAGTTTGATAAACCTATTTTGTCCGGAAAAAGACAAAGATGGTAATAAAATCAAAAAGGGTGAATTATTAAGTAATGTAAAAGACAACCAAAATGAAGTATGGTGTAACTTTCTTAATTTGAAAAATAAAATATTCAAAAATAAGCATTATCAGTTTCATAACCAAATCCAAACTGATGGAATTAGTTGTTGCTTATTATTTATTAGAAAAGATTTGAAGGATAAAAAATGGGGTTCACGAGTTCCAGTTTTACAAGAACAAGATTTTTATAATATAGAGGATTTATCCAAACAGCAGTTAGATACTTTGAAAGAAAGAAATATTGTAGGTTGTGATCCAGGTAAGCGTTCGTTAGTCTATATGATGGATAAAAATGGAAACAAACTACAATACACAGCACCACAAAGAAAACGAGAAAGTAAAGCAAAGTGTAATCAGCGTATTCTATTATTGGAAAGAAAACGAAATGGTATTGTTGAGAAAGAAACCATATTATCACTGCAAAATAGTAAATCAGTTGATTATGAAAAGTTCAAAATGTATCTGGTTGAAAAGGATAAATTAAACAAAGAAACAATAGAGTTTTACAAACGAGAAACATGGAGAAAAATGAAGTTTCGGCAATATAGTTATGGTAAGAAAAGTATAGATACATTTTTGAATAAAATTAAGAAAACCTTTGGAGAAAATATCCTAATCGGTTATGGAAATTGGAGTAGGTCAACGCAAATGAAACATTTTATGCCTACTATGAATAAAGGATTAAGGAAATTAATTCATAAGAAATATGATACAATAACAATAAATGAATGCAACACAAGTAAAAAGTGTTGTGATTGTAATAAGGATTTGGAATACTACAAGGATAAAGAAGGAAATAAAGTGTTTCGTCTGTTAATTTGTTCTAACTGCGTGAGTTGCGAAAACAAAAAAATCGTATTTAGAACAAGAGATGCAAACTCTTCCATAAACATAATGAAATTAACGAGTTGTTGGATAGAAACCCAAGAGCGACCATTATGTTTCCATATTTCGTCTTTCACCTCTTCAATAACCAAAAAAGAAGAGGAAAAAGTAAGACCATCATAATTGATTTTACATTTTTGGATTTTTTTTAATTCCGTGAAAATCGGCGTTTTAAATGTCCAAAGGTGTAAAAACAAAAGCAAATTTGTATTTTCTAATTAAATTGAACCACGATCTCCACCTTCTCCTTTTTAATACTTCGAGTCGCCGATATTGACAGCTCTTCCCTCTTCTTTCTTGTCTTGGAATTATCCGCCACCGCGATTTCCTTACGTTTTGACGTGCTGTTTCGCGAGTTCATATCCTTCTCAATGACATCATAATTCTGCTCGATATATTGAATAATATTTTTTTCCAACGTCCATTTAAAGAAATTCAGCTGTCCGATCGTGGTTTCAATACATTTATCGTCTTTATATGGAATACTTATTCTAGACCACCGGCAGAACGGATCGAAATTACGTTT